AAAACTTTATGTCCTTCTTTAATCCAATATTTTGTTAGTTCTGGAATTTTCTTTCTATGTTCTTCTTCTCTTCTGATTAAATCTTGTCTCATTTTTTCTTGTTCATCTTTAAATTCTTTAAATGTTTTACCAATACATTTAATATATGCTTCATCTACTGTCATATCGGATGTTAATTTGTGACCATTAAATTCTCCAAAATATTTTTTACCAGTAGCTTCTGCCTTACTGTGCAATAATTTAACTGAATCTTTAATGGATAATCCACAATCAAAATCAATTTTAATATACTCCATATATCTATTCCTCTTTTTCCACAGATGAAAGTTTACATTCAACTGTTAATATTTTTTAATATATTCTCTGTT